AAAGAAGGAAGGTCTTTTCCATATTCGTTTTTGAGAACCAGTCTGACGAGGCCCCAGCAATCGCAGCCTTCCAGTGTACGCCCGTGAGGGACAAAGGGTATTCCGGTATATAAGGATACGTTCAGCACAGCCTATGCTCCCTCTGCTTCAACCAAACAACCCCGGAGCATTCTGCGCGGTGGCCCTTACCGGCCCCATCTGGTTATCGAGTCTGTCCTCGTATACGAGATCTCCGGATACCGTGTTCACGTCGTACGTGACGGCCTTCAAAGAGTACTCCCAAGGCACCATCTCCTCGAAGTCCCCCACTCCGTCATTGGGGAAGAACATGGCACGGGCGCGTATTGTCGGGGAGTTTACGAGGGTTCGTATGGCCGAAATAATGAGCTGATCGACGGCAGATATTGTTATCCTTGCATTGGTGATGCTGTCGTCGGTCTCTCCGGGGTACTGGATGGAGAAGGGAAAGGGAAGATACACATGACCGCTATAAGTGATGGATTCGGTGTTGTTGCAGAAGTAGATTGTATTTGCGCCAACCAGCGTAATAAAGTCGGCCTCGGCGGAGTATATTTCGAGAAGGGTGGGGGTCTGCGCAAAAGTCTGCGCCGCCTGCATTGCCAGCTTGGCTGCGTCGGAAATTGTGGCTCGGCTCAAGGTAATACCTCCAAGGAAAGAGAAGCGAGAACCTCAAATCCGAGCAACTGAGGGTCCGGAGGCTCCAGGAATCTCACGGACAAGGAATCTCCTGTCAAAGGATCAGTGTAATCGAAGGGAATCGCCCCTCCGGCCAAATCCGTGTAGTAGAACGTATCCAAGTATGCCTTCTGCGCGCGGGAAAGCCTTAAACTATGAGTCACAGCAGTCGGAACGGCGGAGTACCTTCTGCGCTCTACAGTGGGATCGCCCTCCTTGGAGCGGAGAACTCCATCCGCGCTCTGCTCGGAGAAGTTATCCTGAAGGGGAAGGGCAGGGAGAGTTGAAGGCCATGTAGCCATCTAGGTAGTCTCCTCTTTGAAATTTCCGTTCTTAGGCGGCGACTTCGCCCCATACTGCGCACTCAACTTGTCGCCCTCACCACAACACTCGCAATGAACTCCTGTCCGTTAGCCGTATACCTCGGAGCCCCTACAAACTTGACGGGAGAAGTCGATTCAGTATACGGGTTCGGCCATGTAAAAGCAACGGTTCCCTGCAGGGTATCGTACCTCCAGAACTCGTCCAAGAGCACTTTCATCGCCGCAGTAACAGCATACGCACAGGTGTAACTCGCGGGAGACCATGTATGCCGGACCCGGATCTTGTCATAGCCTGTATCCATCTTCGACCTTATGGTTCTGGGAGGAATGGCTTCGGATGCGGAAATCGGAAATTGCGGAAGTACAACGTAGGCGGAAGGCGACAAATAGATTCCCATGAAATCGGCAGGCATAAGCACAGAAGAATACCGCCTGAACTCGTCGATGACGCCGTTGCTGTTGCTTGTAGGGCTCAAGGTCCCCGAAGGAGCCAAAGTGGCGGAAGGAGCCAACGTTGCGGAGGGCGCAAGACCCGCAGTAGCGTACACGAATCCAGCGGGGCCGTTTCCGAGTACTCCTGTCGGGTAGGTGGTTTGGTCAAGAAATACAGCAGAACTCAATACAGGGAGGCCGTTGGCATAGACAGAGAGATTGGTTCCCGATCTCGTATAGCCTAAAGAGTACCACGTAGCGTCAGCCATCACCGTCTGCGGAGAGGGGGCCGTGAAGGCTCCGTTTATTATGGCCCCGAGGTATCTGGTCGTCGGGTGGATTGCGAGGGGGCAATCATGCCGAAGCAATGGGGAGGTGAGGATTCGGTAGCTTCCTGCTACGTTGGTGCCTTTGTAGGAGAAGACTATGGATTCAGACATTATGATACTCCACTCACGATATCCTCTTCACGAGTACGGTAAGGTTTGCGCTCGCGGTTCCTGTTGCGGCGGCTCCGGCTGCGGTGGTCCCGAGCTTGACGGAGTTGATCGTGGCACCGTAGGTAAGGATCGTCCAGAAGTAGGTTCCGGAGCCTGCGGGCATTGTCAGAGTGCCTCCGCTTGCCACGTCTATCGCCGTCTGGTAGCCAACGGAACCTGCGGTGACTATGCTCGCAGGGTCCGTGCTTGCGAGGAATCCTGTACTGCTGTAGACGGCACGCGCATTCGGAACCGCCGTCGCCGCGTCAATAACGGCACTGGGCTTGAAGGCTCCGGGGTTCTGGTACAGGGACCAGATTTCCTCTGCGGAGAGGGCGCGGTTGTAGATGCGGGGGTCGGTCTCTGTTGTTTCTACTAAACCAAAATTGCTGGTAGCTTGGTAGCACCCAAAATAGAGGGTTCCCGTTGTGGGAATCACGGGAGTGGTCAATGTCGTTGTCCCGAAGTATACCCCGTTACGGTATGCCAGCACTACTCCGGTGGACCAGTTAATTACTATGCCATATGTCATTGCCGTAGTATCAAAGGATGTAAAAAAGCTGCTGAAACTGTACTCCACTCTGGCAGATCCATTCCAGTAACTCAGGATCAGGTTGTTCGTGCTCAGAGCACGATATACCCATAAATGCGCCCCGGACACGGCCCCGACATTCAATATTCCTACTGACTGGACAGCACCAACCCCACCGGAAATTTTCCATGAGTGAAAACAAAAAACAGATGGCATGATGAAATTATCTACCTTCGTGTAATCATTTGTTCCGTCCCGCCTCAGCCCCCTCCCCGCCATCGTATTGACCGGAGTCGCACCGTACACCGTGCCGTGGTTCCCGGAGCCCGAGGCATCAAGGGCAAGGGAGGAGTAGGTGCCGTCGCCGACGTAGATGAAAGACACGGATACCGGATTTGCATTGTTTGTCGTAGAGTTGAAAAGCAACTCTACGTCAGTAAAACTGGCTCCGGTGGTGATGTCAGTGACTCCGCTCGTCTGCCCCGCGATGGATTTGGTGACATGCGTCCCCGCTCCCGAGGTCCCTATCTCAAGAGTCGTCAGATCAGTTTGGGCGCAAGACCATTTGACGCGCACGGTTTTCGACGACACCGCGAGAGCTTTGTTCGCGCGAACAAATGTTGTCGGGGCCGCTCCTGCGGTAAGCACCAATTTGTCAGAAGCGGCGGTGACGACGGTATCCGTCCCCATCGTGGCCCAGCCGTCCACGGTCGAGAACTTGATAGTCAGATAGGTAGGGGAAGGCCCATCCGGCCACTCGGGCAGGCCCCCGAGGGCAGGGGCGCAGATGAGGCCGGAGAGGAGGGATTTCTGTTCGTTCAATCTGTCCACCGTATCAACCATGGCGTTAAGATTCAATTCATCCACAGGTACGGTGAAACTATCATTATCGAAGACTCCGGGCTTTGTTCCGACCCAAGGTGTTGCCATATACTCACTCTCCTAAAAATCGCTACAAAAGTATTCTTGACGCAGCGTTCGTAAAATCTCCGCCGTTCCCGCTTATTCCTTCAACGAGAGCCACGGAAGTCACGGTGCCATCGTCATCATATCCCGAATCGTCCTGCCCCGCAACAACGTTGAAGGAGAAATACTGTACCAGATTTGGTACGGAGACTTCAGCTCCCGATATCAGGCGTGCTGCGAGATCATAGGGCCAGTCCATAATATCGGCTCCTTACAAAGAAAAAAGGAAGAATTGCGGCCCTTTCAGTAGAAGGGGACGCAGGCTACGACCTCCTGACCCCCCCGAATCCCGGGACCCCGCGCGTTTTCAATTGAGTATCCAGTTCTCCGTTGGCAATCATCGAACGGACAGTATCCCGCAGGACAACACGAATCTGCTTTCCACCGGAGGAATTGGTCGTCTCTTCCGTAGTGGCGGAGACTCCGTTTACCCTGGTGGATTGGTCGATGACAACGATGGAAGTGGAGCCTCCGACTGCGGACACGCCCAACTTACCACTTGCTGTTCTTGTCACGGGCATGATGGCCTCGGGGCCTTTCTCCCCCATGACCCCGAAGCCTCCCGCGTGATTGAACAGCGTGGGGGAGGACACGATGCCTCCGGATGCGAACGCGGATATCAGGCCGCTTGAACCATAGATGTTTCCGAGGGCATTCGCGGTTACACCAGAGCCAGAGGCGGCTTTTTCACTTCGATCAGCATTTGCAGAGGCAATGCCCGAAACTACGGAGGTTCCTGCGGCAAGGGCTATGAGGCCCCAGCCTCGGGCGTCCTTCCCCATGGAGTTGATCAGTATGGTCAAGCCTGCGGAAAGGAACATTTGCGGAAGCTGCTTCAACAGGGATAGGCCGATGTTGCCTATGGCGGCGGCAAAGTCATCGGCTCCTGCGGCTCCGTTGACAAAGAGTTCGCCCATGGCGAAGAGGGCGTCAAGGCCTGCGTTGGTGGCGAGATCCCCTAATGCGCCTTTAAGGTTCTCCACAGCCTGATACATCTCTGCAAGTCTAGTTGCTTCTTCTTCGGCCCACCATGATTCCCCTTCGGGGAGAGCGGGGATAAGTTCCCACGGATTTCTTCCGGGAGGCATCAGTGTGGGACCCGTAGCTTTCGGAATCCCCAGCATCGGGGCGTTCAGGTTTTCCGCCGCCTGCGGCGCAAGGGTATTTTGCCACCAGCTTGCCATGGAAGCGCTGGGCTTGGCGCTTAGGATGAGGTCTTCTATGGACTTGATGAAAGTCTCATACGCCTCGAACATCTTGTCATCGTATGCAGGGTCAAGTTCCAGTGTTGCAAATTCCCCTGCTATCGTTTGCTGGTACTTAAGCAGAAGTTCGTCAAACAATTGCTGGGGGGTCTTGGGAGGCTTGGGTCCTTTTGTTGAGTCCGCAATATCTGTGTAAAACTTCAACAAATCAAATTGAGGTTTCAGCCGGGGATCTTGGACTCCGGTGAATCCTGCTCCCTTTCCGAATACTCCGGTAGGTCCCACTGCTCCTGCAAAAGAGGCAGGATTTCGCGCTACTTCTTCCTCTATGAGTTTTATTATGGCAGTAACCATGGCTTTGGCTACTTCCTTTTCATCACCAAGGCCTTCCAGCAATCTTTGCTTCGGGTCTTTGAGTTCCTTCTCCCTTTCCCTGATTGCCGCCATGGCCTCGTCTGCCATTACTTGCGGAGTAGCCGCACCGAGTCCGAGAAGTCTCTGTCTGTCCGCCAAAGCAGCAAGCCCATCAGCCGTTTTCTGATTTTGTCGGATCGCCTCAAGCAACTGCTGGTTGGCGTTGATTGTATCGGAGACCGCCCGCTCAGCACCTATCTGTGCAACACCTGTCTTGGGAATCTGACTGTTCAGAATTGCACTCGCTTGTGCGGCAGCACCTCCACGGAGCGCGGAATCTATATCGATCCCCATGAGGCCCTTACCCTCACGAAGATTTGTACGGAACTTCTCAAATTGCATGGCGTCGTTGATGTCAACAACAGATTTTTTGAAGAACTCTATTGCGGGTTTATAGAATTCAAGAATACCGGAACCTGTGGTAGCAAGAAGCTGGGACCACGATTCCTTGAGCTGATTGGTTTTGCTTATGGCGGAGTTCATGCCCTCTTCCCAAGCATTACCCAGAAGGCTTCCCTGCTTCGTGAGTTCAGTAAGAGCTTCATCGAGAACCGCCGCAGTTATTCTTCCTTCTTTACCAGCTTCCCGCAATCTGGATACCGGAATGTCAAGAACCTTGGCTATGGCCCCTGCAAGGGGAACGCCTGTGTTGTATATCTGGCGAAGGTCGTCTCCGAAAGTCCTTCCTTGCTGTGTTACCTGCCCGTATACAAGACCAAGGCGTTGCATTGCATCGGAATCTCCTCTTGTTGCTATCGTCATTTTTTGCATGAGAGGAATCAGTTCGTTGGTAGCTACACCAAAGCCGCGCATACGGACTATGGTGTCTTTGGCAGCGTCTCCGGAGATCCCGGATTCACGGGATAACTTCAAGAGTTGGCTGTAAGCCAAGGTACCAGACTCTACAGAGCCTGTGAGAGCAACAAGAGCTATCTGGGTTTTTTCCGCCGAACCTGCGGCAGTAAGCAAAGCCTCGGGAACAGCTTTGACCAGATTCAGTAACGTCTGCATACCACGTACCATGAGGTAAGCCCCGGTACCAAGTCGAAGCATTCCCCCTACAAGACCATCCATGCCCGTTCTTGCGTTGAGAAGACTGGAAAACAAATCGGTCCAGTCTTTCTTGGAATTCTTCGTTGTTTGGGCAGCTTTCTCTGTAGCTCCGGCCATTTTCTGCATGACCATGGTATGCTTCTCTGCTGCGTCCTTACCCTTATTCAAAGTGTTGGTAAGTTCTGCTTCCGCAATCTTCGCTCGGGTAGCTGATTCTTTGACTTTTTCCTTGGACGCAGCATCCTTGTCTTCCGCAAGGGAAGTCTGCATAAAAGAAGTTTTGAGTTTTTCCGCAGCGAGCGTAGCAGAAGTCAGGGCATTGGTGAGCCTCACAGATTCCGCTACCGTGCCCGCAGCTTTGCCCTTGAGCTTATCCAATTCGTCATTGAGGACTTTGACTTTCCGCGCGTCCGCATCTACTTGTATAAGGAGGGAAGCATCCGCCATACTATTTTCCTCCCCTCTAATCTACCGCCCTACGGCACTAAATCACTACTTCTCCTTCATGATCTCCCCGATCACCGAAGAAGCCGCCTGATCCATGGACAGTATAGCAGAAATCTCCACGGGCGTCAATTTATATCCTGCCACGGTCTCATAGGCCGCGATATCCTGGAATGACACGCCCTCGGAGCCTCTCAGCCTGATGAATATGGTGAACAGATACTCGAAGCCCTCGGGAACGGGAACATCCTGTGCAAGCTGATCATCTATTGACCCGCTATCAGCTCCGGAGGGGAGTTGCCTGCGGACAGAAGTGAGTGTGCTCCGCAGGGTGTTGCCGTCCTTCCTCGGGTAATCGAGGGTGAACTTACCCCGAACCGCTTCTGTCAGCTCTTCGGTTCGGGCGCAATAAAATTGCTTCGGTACTTGTAATACTCAAGAACCTGCTCGCGGATCATGGGGACTTTGGTGTACAGCATAGTGGCGTTGGCTTTGTCGAACTTCAGCTCGTCCTTGCCCCAAGAGATGTTCTTCCAGTCCTTCGTGAGGCGTATCGCGCGGGCAACATCACGTTCCACGCGCTCGGTGGCCTCTTTGTCAACGGGAAGGGGAGCGTCGGCTTTCTTGGTAGCAGCTCCTGCTGCGCGGGAGGCAAACATATCCCCGAGCTTTCGGCTGTTCTCGCGCTCGGCTTCGATATCGATGCTCGCGGCTTCCTTGCTGTCGGGCCCGAGGACCTTGATCATCGCGTCCAGGGGGTTGCCTGTTAAATCATTTACAGTCATCCACGTGCCTTCCGCGCTTGACTCTTCGGTGTTGAAAGACTTGAAATCCATGACACTTCCTTTCTTATAAGGGGAGGAAATAGGGGCCTTCCATACGGAGGCCCTATCTACAAATTACGCCGGATCGAGTCGGGAAACGCGCATGTTCGTGGTGGCCGCGCCCTTGGTGTTGGCAGAAGGAGTCAGTTCAATCGCTGTCCATGTGACTTCCTGGATAACTTTCTTGGGATCAGTGGTTTCCGTGAGCCCCATGATCTGAATGTTGGGCAGATCAAAAGCATAGCCCATACCCGCCCCTTGGGTAGTGAGAGTAGTTCCGAAATCTGGGTCCATCAGCCGAATAGTGAGACCGAACTTGGTCTCTGCCCGGAACTTGGTCCAATAGCTATTGTCTGTAAGGAAGATGCTCATGGTTCCGCTGATTACGGAGTTCCCTTTTCCAAGACCGTAAGGATATCGGGCACCCACAGGGAGCAGGGATTCAATGTCGTTGGTGCCGTTGATTGTTAGTGCCGTTACCACAGCAACAGGCGTATTGTCTTGTGTGATGTAGGCCAAAATATCGTTTGCCGTAAGAACAGAGTTGGTATCGGCGGCTACAATCGATGCTCCGGCGGCGACCGTAGAGTACACCGAAACATCTGTGGCTGCGGCGGCTCTGGTGTCTCCCTGTCCGAGTACACGGCCCATAAACTCGAAAGACCCGGTAACTATGGAGTCGGGGTTGATGGTCAGGGAGAAGGTATTGGCGATGCATCCAATGGCCATCTTGACCTGAACGAGAGTAGCTGCGGTGTTGGTGAGAGTCTGCTCGAAAGCAAGAGACTTCACAGAGGTTCCGGGAGAGACATAGGCCATTCTGCGGATAACCACATCCGCATGTCCCGGGGTGGCGTGGGCAACCATGGTAGAGTAGTTCGGAGTCACTATGGTGATACTGGTGTCGTTGACCAAAGCCGAAATTCTGTAGTACCCATTGTTTCCGAGATCGGTAGTCAAGAAGCCGGAGAGGCGTATCCATTGGCCTACTGCGAGGGTTCCGGTCTCTGTGACCGTAAGCAAGGTAGTGGCCGCAGGGGCCCCTACGATTACGTTTTGTGCAGACATGGCTGCTTCGGCAGCTGTGAAGTCCGCGCACATCCAACTTTCCAGAAAATCATCGAATTGCATCGATCCTGCGGTGTGCCCACCCGAATAGGAAAGCTCGAAAGGAACCGACACAGCCGGAGTGTGGGCTCCAAGGCGCACGGATGTCAGGGCACGACGCGAATTTGTCTCTGCGGTGGTTAGCTGCGTGCGGCCTTCTCCGATGGAAGCTGCGGAGAGTTTTCGCACGGCGGTGAATGCAGTTATGGGAACTGCCCAAGACGTTTCTTTACAGTATCCGAGGTAGGTCCCCGCTGCGCCCTCAACTATCTCACCTGCCATGGTGTGTCTCCTCTAAAGCCTATACGCCGTAGCGCTTTGTAGGCCAGATGCCTACCCTTAGTACGAATCGAGTCGGTTAAAGTATATCACGGGGAAGAACTTACAGCAATACCCTGTTGCTCATTGTACTCTTTCAAATACTGCCAATGATGTTTTTTGTAGCTTTGCTTGTACCCTTTCAGACAGGCAACCAAACCGGAATAACACTTTGCGCCGGGGCTGTACTTCTCTGCAACCTGCGCCAAGGAATTAAATACCTCTAGAGTATCCAAACAAATTACAGGGATTCCGTGAGTCTTTCTTTTATTCTCCCTGAACTTTGCTCTATCTTCCTCTGTAAAAGGATGCTCTAGATGGTACATTTTGAGCGCGGCACTCAGTCTACCTCTCGCTTTGTCAGGATCAGAGAATTGTTCCCATCCGTAGCCTCCTCTTGCCATTCGTGTAACTCTAGCTTTGGTGATCTGCTCCGCCGTAATATTTCGAACATTGGGATGGCTAAAGAACTTTTTTCTTTGCTCTTCCGACCATTTTTTCCCTTTACGGACAAGACTAATTTTCCTTCGGCACTCCTCGGATCTATGCGTTCCCCTTCTCGCATTTGCTGACTTCGCAACAGATTCTGGGGACCTCTTCTTCCCTGCCATACTACCACAGGAGTCTGTCTTCAGATTATACCCAAACTTCGGATGTATGGAATTCGTGGCCCACATCCATCTCTCTTCCTTCAAAGAGAGATCCTCCGCAGTATCCGCGTAATCCACAACGAACCAAAAGAACGCCTCGGGACCGTGCTTGAATATTGAATTGTGAAATCTATTTGTGGAACGCTTCTTACCGTGCCACAGATGCGTAGCTTTACGCCTTTCCAGACGCATCGTGGTCTTCCCCACGTAGTACTTTTGCGTAACAGTGTTAACCGCCGCATAGATAATCCCATACGGCCTCACGTTCTCCTCGATACTCATGCGTATACATCCGCCCAGAATTCCGCACTCACTATAAGCCCGTACCACGAGTCCGAAATTTTTGGAAAATGACGAATTCCCGGAGTCATCATGTGTACGTACTGTGTAGGCGCGGCCGTCGGATACCCAATCGAAGTCCCGCGCTTGAATGCCGCCGCTATGGTGTTGGCCGCAACGAAACCATCATACAATCCTGCCGGGTTTCCATCGACCGTAACCTTCGGGACCCGGATCGTGATCTGTAAAAATCCCTTGTGCCTATCTGCGGCTTGAGGGAAGAGCCCTGCGGCGACGGGTTGGGCGTAGAGAATATCTACGGCGTAATTCATTTGGGTGACAGGGAAATCCACGCTGGGACCGTTAGGATATGAGGTATAAGCATCGTATCCCAAGGCGGAGAAATGTGCGATCAGAGCGCCGTCGATATCAGATTGCTGGCCCATTCAGACCCTCCAGATTATGCTCCTGCAAGGTACTTTCTTGCTTCGGACGCTACAATAGTATCCCACGTCAGGGCATTTACTCGAACAAATCCAGCGACCGCCTGTGAACTGAAGCCTCCGACAGTACGCCCCGTCTTGCTGGGGCTTGGATATTGCCCATACTCCAACATTTGAGCATACTCGCTGTACAAGGAAGCAAAAACGGACTCTCCTTCCGAGGGCTTCCAACTTGCTGCCGCTGCTCTGACTGCCGCTTTCGCCGCCTCTCCGGAACGGTCGTTACGATGGACTTCCGAAGGTTCGGAACCAGCCTCTGCATTCCAATCACCTCTTGCCGTAACATCGTCGGGGTCTGTTTCATCGATGGGCGTTTCTGAAATAATTTTATCCATCAAAATTATGAAGCTCCTCCTAGCCACCTCATCCGGGATGCTCTTGAGCTTCAGCTTCATTGCATCCAGTTGCAACAGAAATTGACCTATGTTGCTTTCCATTGCAATTCTCCCCCGTCCATTATTGCCTTATAGAACAAGCCAGAAGTACAGAACCAATGCTCCGTTGATCCCCCCTACAAAAAGAGCAAACAACAGATACTCCACCCTACGCCCTGCACTGAAGCGTCCACAGGATCGTAGTAACTACTCCCGAGGTTTCATCCTCTCCCGGCTGCAAACTCTTTACAGAAACGATATTTAGCACAACACTTCCTAAGACCAGTTTGTCCGCCGTAGTCGGATCTGTGAGGTCTGAAGTTATGAACTTCCTGTCAGAAGACATTATCGAAGTCCCGTCAATCTCCGTGGCCTCATACTTGCTCTCAACCACACGCCCCGCCACCAGAGTCACCGCAGTAGCCGGATCAACGTACACAATGACATGGGTCGTGTTATTCTCCCACTGATACCGGCTCTGCCCCGCGTTCCACGTCTTTGTATAGCCTGCGGAAGTTCCGGGGCGCTGCAAAGAAGCAGCCTTCCCGTTCTTATTGATGAGCCTCTGAGCCACGTTGGTTTTTATCTTCGCGTATTGCATCTCAGCACCTTAAAACAGACAGAGACCCTCTTCCACCCACAACGAGGGGGGAGATCATGGCCGCAATCGTCGGGTACACGGTGGCGGAAGACGCGCCTTCAAAATACTCTATGGTGATGATATCCACTTTCTCGCTCTTCACCGCCCCTCCTCTATCGCGCGAAGCGAGAAGTGCTCCGGGAGTTGCAAGTTCGATAAGAGCAGCTTCCGCCGTCACGTTCTTCAGGATGACAGGGACGCCTGTGAGTTCGAATTCCTCGGGGTAGGTGTAGGCATAGCTTCGGGGCCAGTCGAGGGCCTGCGCGTAAGAGAACTTCTCGCCGCGCCACTGCCCGGAATACAGGGAATCCAGGGATCGGGTGGCACGCACGAGGGCAGTTTCCTTGTCAGCCGTCAGGGCGGCTGCCCATGCGGTATTCCCCATATCCGCGTGATATGTGTCGGCGGCAGTTACTGCCAAATAACTCGTCGCGGTCGAAATTCCTGTGCCATCCTCAACGACAAAAGCCATAAGTATCTCCTACTGATAAGGAAGTTTAGCACAAAAACCGCATGCGGACAATAGCCACAGCTTAGAACTGAAGCTCAAACAATATCTGGCTTATGTTAAATATGATGTCTTTCCCTGAACCGTTCACCACTTCCATGAGTGTCTTTCCTGAATTTGGCCTTATGATGTTGACATCCGTTTGAGTACTCCCGCCTCCGCTGCTCTGGTTCGTGCTTCCTGTCCCCACGAGCCATTCCAGCGCCGACTCTCCCTTGACTGTTCCGGTAGGCCCTTCCGTCAAAGTCAACTTGGACTCCCCACCGATTATCGTATTCAGATTGTATGCATGGAGCAAGGTCCCGCCCGAATAGTTTGTTCCTCTGTAGACAATGACGGTGACGGGGCCACTCGTAGTAGAAAACTGTGCGGGACGCAGAAACACTACTTTGTTCAGTCCAACCAACGTTGTGTAGTCCAGCAAAATAAGAAGGGAGGCCCCTGTCAGGATAGTGAAGTTCTTCTGAAGCAGGAAGCCTGCTCCTCTTACTGTGTAATCGTCGGCGTAGGTTGTAGTCCTGCTGGCGTCTCCGGAGAAAGAGCGGGAGTTCTCTGTAAGTTCCGCCACCCTTTCCATAGCGCTCACGGTTAGCCCCTGGATTCCTCGTAGAAAGGAAGGTCGAAATACCCGGTGGTGGCAGTGGCCGCTCCGATGTTCGTGAACTTCACGAGGTAAAGGGTCCCCGGCTTCAGAACGATTTCCTGTGTTCCTCCTGCGGAGCCTCCTGAAGCATTACCCGTACCCGCAGCGCCCGCTCCATCCTGCCCTACGATGGTTCCGTAAACTGGATTGGCTACGCCCACCGTGACAACAGTACCAGCAAGATTGGAGGAATTCCTGTTGCGGTTTATGGGAATATAAGCAGAGCCATCGGTCGAGGAGGTGCCCTCGTACACTTGCACCGCCAGGAGATTGGCTGTGGACAGAAGTTTGGCGGGACGAAGATGGATGTACTTGCCTGCCGAGGCTACGGGAGTCAACAGAGTGACAACGTACACGGCGGCGGCAGCCAGAGATCCCGTATTCCCGATCACGCTGAAGCTCTTCCCTTCGTGTATCTCTCTGTGGTCGTTATCCATGACTCCGAGGGCTCCGGTGAAGGCGTCTCTTGCCCCCTCCAGAATTTCCGTTGTTCGTTCGGGGGCGCTCATATTAGGGTCTCCTCTGGAGGTTCTTCCTGACAAACTTGGGCTGGTGGGGGGCTTCAGCGGCAGGGGCTTTCACTACTACAGAAGCAGACGCTTCCGCTTCGACCGGAACTTCCGGGTCTTTCCTTACTACGGAAGGCTCGGAAGTGACAACTTCCGCCACCGGGGGAGGAGCCGGAGCGGGGACAACGACTTCCACGACAGGAGCTGGATCTTCAACTACAGGCGCGGGAGCCGAAATCACCTCTTCCCTGAACTTGCACTTCCGCAAGATGTCAATCTCTTCCGGTTTGTCTGTAGCATATTCCCCTCCAACAAAAGAACAGAGGGTTTTGTTGTTGCCCGGGTCCCATACATGGCCGTTACCAAAGAACTTGATTTTCACTTGATTCTCCTAAATCCCCACGAAAGAAAAGAGCCCTCCCTCCATACCGGAGGAGGGCCCTACCTTTACTACGCCGTGGTGCTGAGTCCACCCGCAGCTGCGGCAGTCGGGGCACCGACGTTGTTGAACAACTGCGTACCGTTGGCGGTCACGTTCACGGAGGCACAGTCCTGCAGGATGATCTTGTCGGTCGATCCCGTCACGATGTGCAGAGCCGCAGGGACAGCCGTGGACAGAGCGTAATTGAACAGACAACCACGGAAAGCCGTCGGGCGACCACCAGAGGTACTGGCGCTCTTGATCGCGCCGTGGGCGGTTCCTGCGGTCACGTACCCCTGGACCTCCACGCCGAGGAACCTGTTGCGTGCAACGGCTCCGCTCAGGAGGATCTCGGAAGCGGCGTTGTTGCCCTGCGCCACGGTATCGGACCCGATGGTTCCGCCCTCGAAGCAGGCCTCTTCAGCCGCATCCAGCTTCAGGCTATAGTTGGTGGCGGCGGTGGCCGCACCCATGGCTCCTGCGATGTGGCAGTTGCCGAAGTAGTTCCGGGCACCGGAGACCACGACGCCACCGATTTCGAGGGCGTTGGAACCGCCGTTCCACATCATCGTGTTGTAGAAGGCGTTGTTGGAACCGGAAACCGTGATGAGGTTGACGTTGATGCTGGTCATGGACGTATGCGCCCCGACGGTGAGAGTCCCGGTGACGGTGATCGACAGGGCAGAAACCGTAACGACCGTGATGGCGGCGGCGTTCACGTTCGTGATGAACTTCATCCCCGCCACCCAGCCATCGGTAATGAAAGATCCCGTGGCGCGGGAAATGGAAGTGTCCGCCACAGCCGTCAGCGTCGCTGTCGTGACGATGCTCTTGTTGGCCAGACGCGAACGCATGAAGCTCTGCACAGGAGCACAGGCACCGACAACCGTGATTCCGTGCTTGTCCCAAGCAAGTTCCTGAGTGGCATAGCTCGTGGTCTGGGACGCGGTTCCGGTTCCCCGGGAGAGCAGGACGATGCCGTCACCGGCTCCGCTTACACAGCGGTCGTACGCGCCCGAGGAATCGAAGAGGGAAGCGAGGGCGCGGTCGGTCGAGATGCCGTCGGCTCCGTTGGTTCCGGAGGTCGGATCTACCCAGTACCACGTTCCCCGGATCGGGGGCAGGGGACCGGCAGCGTTGAGGGCAGTGAGGTAGTCGCGGGCGGACGGCCAAAAGCCGTCGGGAATGGAAAGATTCATGATGTTTAGCTCCTGGCCTGAATCACCCGGAGACCGGGGTAGATGGTGAACGTGTTGATCGCAGCCGATCCAGCACGACAATTGAGTGACAAGGTAAGGGAAACAGTGGGAAGGCTGGCCGAGAAAGTCGCAACTTTCACCCCGTCAAGGAAGAAAGTAGCAAGGGTCCCGTCCCAGTCAATCTCGTACTCGCGGGCCACGACGCCCATGGTCCCCGCAGCCGCAACAGCAGTCTGCGTTCCCGCAAGGTAGCTGTGGCAGTTGATGGTCGTGGTGTTGTCGAGCTTGCAGAAGAACAGGCCCTCCACAGCAGTGTTGATCCCATGGGAGACGCTCGTGACAAGGAGATCAGTCTTGATGCCGCACAGGCCGAACAGGAAGTCAGACTGCGTGGCTTCAGACAGCTTGATCTCACAATACGCCTTGAAGGGTTTGCCTGCTTCGCACTTGACGAGGGCTCCCTTGACCTGTGCGTTGATGCCCGCAAAGTCTTCCGCCGAAGTGGCGATGGTTATCAGTTCTCCGGATGTCACCGAAGGCACTGCCGTAGGGGTAGTCCCTACCACCGTCAGCGTGAGCGGAGCCACACCTTCGGAGGGGGTAAGGATCACTTTCTGGACATCCCCCCACGCATCATGCCACCGCACTCCGATCCCGGTTACGTTTTCCTCCAGGATTCCGAGGGTGGTTGAAGCGGGAGTCAGGGGTCCCTGCTTGAATATGCTCACTGTACAGCCTCCTTATCTTCAGTACAAATAGGACAGAGTTCTCTTGTCACTGTACCACAGATAAACGGCTTGTTGCAAGAGGTACATTTGATGCGGAACCTCCGAAGGTACAAGGACTTATCAGGGTTCTTGGGGCTCTTGGGGCTCTTGAGAGGTCTGTTCGTCGTCGTGTCCACAGGCAGGGGCTCAAGGATCACGGAAGGGTCGGTCTTGAGTACAAAGACCGTCTGGTAATCAAAATGCTGTGGGACGTAGGCGTAGCCGTCTTTCCGCAGGATGTTGAGCTTCCTCCATCCGTACTTGGACTTGCATTCGGGGCAGAATTTCTTATGCGTAGCGTTGGATTCGAATACGGTATCACAAACTACACAGGAGACAGGTGTAAGTTTTGCTTTGGGACACTTCCTGCCTCTATGCGCTCGGGACATGTTAGCTAGGGCTTCTGTGGTGTGAGGAATTCCCTTATTTGGGGCAGGTTTTCCCTTTCGTATTGCTGTAAGATGCGCCTTCGTCTCGGGGGAGTAAACTACCTTCTTCCCTTTGTTGGGAGAGATTATCTCCCCTGAGGCGTACTTTCGTTTAAGTGTAGCACTTATTTTAGGTGCTGCCTTAATATGCGCAAGCCTACTTATCTCTCTGGCTTCTTCCGTAGCCATAGAGGCTCCCTCCCCTCCGTGAGTAAGGTTGTACCCACAGCAAGAGATGGCGGTTGAAAACAAATCAATATACTCCCGCTCAAGATCGCACAACACTTCGTTGTCGTCGGAGTGCTCCAAAATCTTCCACGCAAAGTTCTCGGGTCCGTACTTCAGAAGGGCGGCATGGAACACAAAGCCGTCTTTTCGACGAGCACTGTTTAGATGACAATGCCTTCGTCGGGTAAGAGCGGAATCCCTGCTCTTTCCGATGTACATTTTCCCGTTTACTCTGTTGGTTGCGCAGTAGACTATTCCCATGGGAAGCCTTATGTAGGAGGAAACAAAAGATTAGGGACGAAGATTAAAATCTTCGTCCCTAAATTACACTTTACGCGGTAGCGAGTCCCGTGAGGGTGCCGTGGTAGGTCTCGGCGCTGTAGTCAATTCCGCACTGACTGTACATGTAGCCTCCGTATGCCGCAGCGGTAACCGCAGTCGGCTGCCACAGAACCTCGGCTCCATCCATGGAGAATTCCATCCCGCCGTTGCTGAGAGGCACGATGGGGACGTACACCGGGGAAAGAACGGAGATGTCCGCGATCAGGAGCGTTCCCGCAGGAATCTGGGGATCGTAAACCACGCCCATCTGAGCAAAATCCGTCTCGATGAGCTGAATGTTTGCACCACCAACCGTCCGGCTCTGGGGCACGTACTCGTACAGATGCGAAAGCTGTTGCTTCTGATAGCCGTTGACGAAGATCACGGGGTCGGTGAACGGGGAGCCGTTGTCGGCCATGGTCCGCAAGAGCTTGTCGATGAGGGGCTTGGTGAGAGCAGCACCCGCAGCCGCCACGGTGTTCGTGGTGATGCCAGTGATGATTCCGCGAGTCTTGGCCGCAGTGGCGGTCGTGGTCGCATTCGCGTAGACACCGTTCAGGAAAGCGTACTCCATGTCGAGAGCCATCTGCTTGAGCTGGACATTCTTCTGGAAGGTCAGTTCGTCCACGACCGGATTGGGGTCGTTGGTGTTGATGCCGCTCATGAAGCCGGAGGTGCTCTGTTTCTTCAGCGACACTTGCACGGTGTTCTGGAAAATCTGCACCGTGTTGGTGGCCTCGGAACGGGCCGTGGTCGTCGGAGTCAGGGTCCCTACGGAGTCATCTTCCGAGATCGCGGGCTGGGAAGCCGCAGCAAGGGTCCACGTCTGGGCAAGGGGAAACAGGAAGGCACCGGAGCGCCGGGACCTGCCCGCGATGAGGTTGAGGAAGGGGGTCTGCTTTCCGCCGATCTGGAGAAGCTCGCCACGATAGTTCAGGGTATCGGTCTTGGTCATGGCCATGGTGTTCCACCTGTTTTACGTAAGGACCTTTGCTCTCAGGGGCTTCGCGCCCCCAATTACTTTAATCCTTCATTTCGGAAGCCAACTTCGCTTTCAGCATAATAGCTAATTCTGTTCTGCCGCTTGCGAGGGCTTCCTGATATAATTGCTCGGTCGATTTGGAGCCCCCTATGGACCCCGCACCTCCGGCACCTGACGCTCCGCTTCCCGAGGACCTCGGAGGAGCAAGGATGCTTTTGGCAAGAACGCTGGTATCGGCCCAGTTCTTGATGTAGTCAAGAGGCGTAACCTCCATCTCCACACCGCTGTCGCCTTTCATGCGCGCATACACGCGCCGCGTACCGTCCTCACCCACATCGATCTTGATGTCACCGGACAACAGACCAAAGACTTCATCGGACATGCTCGGGTCCTTGAGCGACAAGGAAGAGATGGCCTTGCGGAGTTCGGCGGCTTTCACCGTCTCGTTCAGGATTCTGGATTCTTTGTCCACCTGATCCTGGAGCTTCTTCGCCAGCTTCTCGAATTCCTTGTTCTGCTTGGAGGTGCCTTGAAACTTCGCGTTCACCTCGTCAAGTTCTTTCTGCTTGGACTCCAGAATCTTGTCCCGGTCCTCAAGTTGCCGCAAAACCTTGCTGAACTCCTCGGGGTCCGCAGACGTGACTGTCTGGGCCTTCGCTTCCAGCTCGCGTATCTTGGTCTTCTGGGCGGCGATGCTTGCAGCGCTTTCGTTGAATACCGTGCCCATCTTCTCGAAGATACCCGCCGATTTTTCCGTGAACTCTTCCTTCTTGTCTTCAGGCACAAATCCAACCAGAATGTCCCGAAGCTCGTCCTGAAACGCCATGCAACCTTCTTTGCCAATCGGCAATGCAGAGAGATGATTATTTTGCCTCTGTCGTAGGCTCAACCGGGCCTGTCCAGAAGCAAACCGTATACTAACATTGTCTATACTACAACAAGAGTTACAAAGTGTCAAGCGGTGATTCCACCGCCTTATTCCAACTTATTTAAGCAAGCCTGAAGTCGCGGACGCCGTGGTCAAACCACCTTCCGCAGGAGGCGCTACAATAGGAGGAAGTGCCGCGATCTCCTTCATGTGCTTCTCGAAGCTCTTGTCTCCGCGCACGAGGCCTCCGGCGACAATAGCTTCGTAGAATTCCTCGTCGCTGATCTTGTTGGCCGTCCTCGCTCCGATGAGGGCAATGAGAGTCTGGCTGTCAATATTCCCCGGCAAATAGTTGGTGGACAATCGATAGGTGATTTCCTGCCTGTCCTTGCCTTTCAGACCCATGAATTCGGCCATGCATCTGAGCGCGGACGTGAGGGCCAAGGAGATATTGTTGGCCATGGTGGCAAGGATTGCCTGCTCTCCCGCGCGGTGGATGGCTGCGGTCTCGGCGGCTTCCGTCGATTTGGCATCCCCCGCGAGGATCTTGTTTCCGAGGACTGACATATCGTCCACATATTCACGCATCAACTCTTTCGTGGGATTGATGCCTTCTCCGGTCATTTCCAGGAAGGTGGCGCTTCCTCCCTCGGTGAGCATGATAGCCGAAGTCGGGCCGAGCTTGATGCTCTTTGCCACCTGCCCGTTCTCGTCCATCAACTGCCCGCTGATGACGGGGGTGGGAACATCCGCCCAATGCACCGCATGGTTGCGGTCGGCAGAAGCTTGGTAGTGGTGGATATTCAGGAACGCCATATCGAGCAAGGGCGGACGCTGAACCTTCATGGTGTTTTCCATGGGGCCGATGGGGTAGAAGGGGATATAGTGCATGGGTTCGCCGTCGCAGAAAATGTAGCCGGAATCCAGCGGGAGCATCTTCTCTTTCGTCCCCACCAAAGCATCGGGATCAACTTCGTAGACCTCAAAGACGCAGTTGACCACTCCCTCGGATTCCTCAAGACGGAATATCCTGACGCGGGTGGATATCTTCGTTTCGTAGGTATACAGGGAAGTTCCGGAGGCAAAAGGCTCCTCATAGGTATCCTGCAATTTAAGGTACGTCAGCACCCTTCTGTTTCCGATACGGCCTTCCCTCCAGTCGAGGATATTCTCCGCCGTGTACATAATGAGGTAGGGCCTGATTCCGTAGTTCTCCACGTCCATCCTGACCAGTGGCTCCTCGGGCGTGACCGGGTACTCAACAAGAATACCCACCCTTCCGGGAGTAAGTGTTTCGGCCAGGGAGTTCATGGCAAAAGCGTCCAGGGGGACGCCTGTCAGCGTGATGTCGGATTCAAGAGCCCTGATTTCTTTGGGCGCTTCGAACGTGGGCTTCTTCCTTCCCACAAGACCCAGCATGGCATCGATTGCGCGTCCCGTGAATCCAGTGAAGGAGGCGCGGTTCAGGTAGGCAAGGTACTCGGATTCGTTCATGCCGTTGGGCTGGGGGAGGTAGGTTGTCTTGTTTTCCTTTACAACATCCTCGCCTTCGACGACATCACGCATCAAGGCCCATCGGCCCTTGTTGGCTTCATATTCACGGTGCACGGTCATCAGACCCACGGGGATGGGGACGGCGGAGCCCATGGAGGCTGCGGCTACGGAGGCGAGGGTATAGTCCATTTACTTCTTTCCTTTTTTCTGTGCAGGCTTTTTGGAGGATTTCTTGCTTTTGCCCGCCTTCTCTAAGGCAATAGCTACGGCCTGCTTATGGGAATACTTCCCGCTGTGTTCAAGCTCGGAGATGTTGGCAGAGACCGCTTTCTGCGAGGAACCTTTCTTCATGGGCATCTTGTGGCCTCCTGTAGGAGCGGACAATTACATACAAGTATACAATGAAACGGCGGAAGACGCAATACTGCGGAGATACGGGGAGGCTAGGCTCCTGTCACGGGGACTCTCTGCATCCCGTTTTTGAGTGGAAGTTGTGCCATAATCAGATATCCTAATGCATCACCTATATGACCTAATGGCGACTTGGGATCAGGAATCCGGGTTCCTTCCACATAGGTGAATCCGTCCAAGGACTTTTTGATATGCTGGGTGGACCCTCCTTTATGGAAGAGAAGGCGTCGTTCCCCTGCCGCAGAACAAAGAGCGGCATTGACGGTATTGATCCTGTCAACAACGTGATATTTGGTTCCGGGGTCGTAGACCTGAAATCCTGCCTTGCGGAGGATGGTGAAGTCGGTTGTTCCGGCTGCGGCGGAGGTATGCCGGGAACCACCCGCAGGATCAGGGAAACAATAAACCGGGTTATCGGGGTATCTTCTCCGTATTTCCTTCGCCATGAGTTCGGTGTTGCTGTCGGGAATTTCAATGTCATCGATGATATGGAGATCCCGTCCTCTGCGTATGCCTACAACAACAGCCCCAGGGCTGATATTGAAATCCTCGCCTATCAAGATAGTTGTTTCTCCATCCTGCGCCATGAGCACAGATTCAGACAAATCAACTACATTCTTATCCCTGTCAAAGGCGTAGTAAACACGTCCTGCCATGTTGACAAAACTTGCATTGAACTCCTGCTCGAACATCCGGGGGTCCATGTCCCGTCTTGCAGCTTCTATTTCTTCCTTCGGAACGTTTCCACCATCTTCCGTGGTGTAATGATGATAGCCCCAAGAGGGGTCGCCCTCATGCTTATTCTTCAAATCATATACCCAATCAAAGCCGTTTGGAGTGGTTATGAATAAGGCATCCCCCTGTTTATCCGCCAAACTGGGGCGTATGACTTCCCACGTATACGCAGCCTGATCGCGGGCTTCGTCGAAAACCACGAAATCGAGGGGATCTCCACGGAGAGAATCAGGGTTGTCCGCACTCTTTACTGTTATGGTAGACCCGTTCAACAACTCGATGGACAGATCGGTTTCATTCTTATCTTTGATGTACGCCCTTGGAAGAAACTCCTTGAGCGGCTTCCAAAGCAGGCGCTTCCCCATGCCTCTCGAAGGTGCAATAAACCATATATAGGAGTTTGCTTTCCTTACGGCGTACTTGGAAACTTCATACTTTCCCAGATACGTCTTCCCGAAACGTCTCCCGGCAACCACCACCCTATTTCTGGCAGGATCATTGAATATCGTCTCCTGCGGCCCCGTCATTATGAACTGGAGGGGAGGGAGGATGTTGCCTCTTTTTCTGCGCGGCGCTATGGGTGCTGACAAACGTTGCCTTCCTTACGTATACACAAGAGATTCTATCTGTTTATACGTGTCGGGATGGAAACGCATCTTTTCCTTGTTGGCTTCCCACCATGCCTTCGTATCGGGGGTCCCTTGGGCCTTTCCAGCTCCGACCCAATCACAGTACATCTCAAGGATCGCGGAAGGGTGCATAGGGATAAGTTTCTCTTGTCCCCTCTCTGTTGCCAGGACCCAGTACTGCCAATGATGCTGATGAAGCCTTGTATGAACGAACCACGCATCCTCGAATGCTTTGTTTCCTGTGTCCGTGGGCTTGTAGTATCCTGTAGCGTCCCTCTTCTGTTTCTTGCTTCCATCTTTGTTGTAGAACAGATTGGCGTAGGCAAAGAAAGAGAAGGGCAGGAATTTATCCCAGTCGTGGATAAAGCCACGCCAGAACAGGCAACGATTGAAGCACTCAAGGAGAACAAACCATTTATGCACCGCGACGTACTTGAAATAAGCCAAGTATCCTCTCATGGAAGCTCCTTATTCATTATAGTGTCCATTCTCCCGCAGCACTTCCACAACCCCCGCCATCATGTCCCCGATCAGATAACAAAGGTCCTCTTCGGCGTCATCGATTCCCGCCTCAGCTGTAGGGAGTTTCCTTCCCGCAGCGCGGCTATAAGCAAGAGCAAGATGCGTGCATTCATGCGATAATACCCTTGTCCCTAAAGCATCCTCGGAGACAAAGAGATACGCGAACGGAGCATCCCCGCTATACCCTGTTCTCCTGACCAAGGCTCTTGTTCCTTCCTCCCACACATCCTCCCGTTTATACACTCCCCTGTAAAAGTCCTTTACGTACTTCTCCAGCTCGTCATTATCGCGTACTACGTGCATCTCGAAGAAGAAAGGGAGGGAGTCCTTGCTCAGGGTGTAAATGGCTACGTCATCTTTTTCAATCAAGAGGACCGTCCATGGGAAGCAAAGCTACCGTCTTCCCCGCCAGTGCGTGAGAGCAGTCGGACAGGAATTCGATATTTCCATCACGGACGAAGGAATGGCAGAGAATGTGGATTGCCCCTTTCACGTGTATTCCGTCCGGTGCAAGGACGGTGTTTCCCTCACTGTCAAACTCAGGTTCCCAACCTTTGGGCGTGTTCCAGCACGGGCCTACTTTCAGGCTAGGGGAGAAGGTTGGCTTCACCATGTCCCCGTTGAACGACCACCTTGAGTCAAAACTGTGGTGGCTCCGGCATCCGGGGCACCAGAATGCGAGGGCTCCATCGGACAACTTGATAAGGACATCGGGTTCAACCAAAGAAAGTCTCCTCCATCCAGCTATGGGTAACGTCCCTGAACTTCCCCTTCCTTACGTCTGCGAGGAAATCATCTGGTCCGTACACGGGCTTCATAATGTCCTGCACGCCATCTTCGTTTCGCTCCGTAGGCACATAGATTTCAGGTTCGTACTTCCTGTCTCTCCATGCGTAGTACAAATAGGCGTCTTTTTTGGCCTTCTCGATGTCTTCGTATACTCCGAGAGGGAAGGCATGGGACTCTTCACCGCCGTATCTACGGGCAATCAATACAAACAAGAGAACCTTCCCTACATGCCCGGCTTCAGAATGACCCCGTCAAGATCGACAAAGTACATTCCGTCCGCAGTCTTGATCCACCCAAGATACCCGACATCAGCAGGAAACGCATACAAACCAAAATCAAACATTTTGTGCCCCCTCGAAAATTTCCGGCCCTAATCGCCGACTTCGCTCAATAGAACAAACAAAAGATAGACAAATAACACTACCTTCCGCCCCAAAATTGACTTATTCCTTCCTGCTAACCACCGGCTGCGGAATCTCCGGCACAGAATTCGAAACCGTCTGCTTGTTCCCCCACCTCTCCGAGTACAGCCTTTCAAGCAAGAAACGATTCTCTGTGGAAATCCCCCGCATCTCGTTCTGAATCCTGATATTCTCCAAGCTCGAAGCCAGAGTGAGTTCCTTCTTCTTGTGCCTGCACAAGCACTGGTACTGGAACGCCTCGTCGGCATCCAGAAGATCCTGCTCTTCGTACGAGAGTTCGTTGGCAAGGTAGGCGCTGTCGATGTCCAGCCCGTAGCCCACGGCTTCGAGAACGTGCTTCTTTATGTCTTCGAGCGTCCTATGGGAAGGGAAGCGCCCGTCATCAAATGTAGTATCCATCCCCTGCTCCTTGCCGCCTGTCGCTACACGTACCTAAGTCCAGAATACGGCAAGAAATGGGAAAAGTCAAGCACCTCCTGCTGCCACGAAAGGTCCTCTAAGAGGGCACAGCGCTTCCATGACCTCCGCAAGAGAGCAGGCAAACACCCCACCATTCCTTTGTATTATGTTCCCCACCTGATTCAGGGATCTCAACTGCCCCTCATCAAATCCATCTTGCAACACACAAAAGACTGTGTGGTACGGTCTTTTGTTGGAGTCGTCCACAGCTTCCGCAATAGAGTACACTCCCGTCATCTCTTTCGTTATCACGTACAGACAAATATTGTTGCTGCCGAAGGCTCCGCACTCCTCTCTCTGTTTCCTCTCTTCCTCCATGCATTCGAGAGTCCAGTCGGGGACAACAGGATTGAAGTAGTCTATTCCTCTTTCTTCCAGCAAAGGAATAAGGGCATCACGCCACGTGCTTTCGTTGCAGGTTCCTCCGAGAAATACTTTCATCCTTCCGTTCCTTCCGATTGCATATCCGCAATCTGGAGTCTAAGGCTCAGGGCGCTGGCCACTTTGGCTACCACTGCTTCGTAGCTCCTTCCGGCGATGCGCAATTTGATTGCCTGCCACAAGGTAATATTCAAATTCAGTTCAATGAACGCCTTACCTACTTGCTCTCGGTACTTCACGTCAGTCCTCCTTTTTGACAACAGCTACAGGCCTTTCGAAAAACCTCTCTTCAAGTTCCTCCCTCAGATAATACCTCCGCCCTCCCGGAGTCCTCCGCGCAACAAGTACGCCTTTGTTGTCCCAATTCTGCAGGGTCTTTATGGTGATTCCGAGGAAAGCCGCAGCCTTTCCGGTGGTCAGAATGTATTCGTTACTCACGTCAACTTACCTCCGTCCGGTAGTGGCATAGGTGGGGAGGGCAACAATTCAAGACATTCCTTGAGCCCTTGAATCTCGGATTCAAGGGTCAGGATTCTTTGCTCCATGTCCTTGATCTTTCCCCCGCTGGAGTCGAAATTGCCGAGGGTTGCCCGCATCGGCTGGTGAGTGAAGGGGTGAATACCGGTGTATACTATGGGCTCGGGCGGCACCTCAGCGGAGGGCGTAGATGAGAACGGGAGCTTCGAAACTTCCCCAGTGGAACAATCGTAGAGGGTAGATTCGGAGGTCCATGGCACCTCGGGTGCGGGACTCAAGGACTCAATGGCTTTGACTATAGCCAGCAGGTTGTACTCCGCCCTCCAATAGCAGACATCACACAGCTCTGGATGCTTCCCCGCCTTCCTTCCGTGGAGGTGCTCGTTGATGGCATGGGAACCGCATTTAGCGCAGCTGATGTGGTTATTCAACTTGTACCTCCAGTGCTTTCTTGTACGTTCGGGCGTTATCCGCAATCATCATTGCGAAGTTGGCAACGTCAACGGCTTCATCAATGACTCCGTGGATCGTGGAATCCGTGATCTCCAGACAAGCAAGACGGAAAGCTGCTTGGCCAAGTTCCGCTACTTCCTTTTCCAGCAAAACAAGCAACTCCGAGAATTCGGAGGCATTCCAACCTCCCTTGTGGTCATTCTCCCTCAGCTTGGCCTCCATGCGCTCGGCAAACCAGAGGACGGAAGGACGTGGCTTCCGGGAAAGCACAGGCTCAGGGGTCCAGTGCTTCCATTGGACGGGCGGGCCTGCGGAGGGGGTGCTTACATTGGGGCGAGGTAAATCAGGAGCAGGGGTCCATGGCATCGTGGGCTCGGGACTCAAGGAATCCATGGCTCTTGGCTCGCTGTCTACAAGTGAAGCAACCCATTTGCACAGCAACGCTTCCGTGCGTTGAATTGCTCCGTCGCTTTCTTCGAGAACATCTTCTACAATCTGCTCTGCAATTTCTCTTGGTGAACACGTTTCCACTTCCTTTGCATCCGTGGCTCGGGGCTCAAGGGTCTGGAGGTATTCGTCCATCTCGTCCTTTGAATACACCGCTGTGGTTTCTCTTGCATAGAAGGGCTCGGGTCTCTTCATTCGGGGGCTCCTTGGGTCTTGAGTGAGGCGCGGGCTCTGACACGGATATCTTCGAGTTGCACTAAATAGGACTCTTCTGCTTCGTGCGTTGTCATGCTCGGATTTGATGGGGCGTGGATGTGGGCAAAGTATTCCAGTGCCTCCCGCATCCGATGAATCCGGGATTCAAGGGGCTCCCTTTTTTCCCTGTCCTGCCCCTCCATTCTCATCCGCAAATCCATCATTTCACGTAACCTGCGCACCTGCTCTTTCAGATTCACAATTTCGAGGCTGGCTTCGTGGTACTGCGTTTCGAATGACGGGCAACCAATCCTGCCCTCCCTTTCGTCGTATAAGCACTTTACCGTCTCCCCCGGAAGAATAAAACCCGGGCCGTAGTCTCCGTGGTGCTTGCATATCTCACGGCAATAAGCACTTCCAAGCATCACTGTCCCTGTCACTCCTTGGGCCTTGTGCGGGCAGGGGACAAGGCATCTGCCGTTGAGCATGTCGTACGGAACTGGATATTCGTTCATATTTTCTTCCTTTGTACGTTGCTCATACAACCACGCATATTTGCTCTAACCCACCACCACACGCTTCTGCCGCTCGACTCTATCAGCTTCGCGTTCTGCAGTAGCCATTCCCCGCGTTCTGCTGAAATCTTTTTTACTCTGCGGAAACCGTTCCCTCTGAATAGCTTGCCGTTTGAATCCACGATGTTATGGCGCGGGGGCTCATGGGCGGTCAAGGATTCGTAAAAGCCCACGGCCCAATGGTCCTGTGGGTCGCCATCGACGTACTTTGTGGCGAGGACGTAATCGCCTTTCTGGAGATTAGGCGCGTTCATCCGAGGGCTCCTTGGCTCTTGCTGGTCAATTCATCCACAATGAAAGAAAGTTTGTGCTGGGGCTCGGGGGGTCCTTGAGGCGGGGAATCCGTGGCCACGGATTCAAAGGCCCGTTGGAGGCAGTCATTAATAGTGCGGGACTTCCCGTTCCTTCTTCCGAGGCAGAAAATACGTGATTCATTGGCTCCGTGCATCTGTGGCTCCTTGTGGCGTTGGGTCGGAGAATCCGGGCTCGGGGGCTTTATACATTCCCATCAAGCACCTTTTGAATTGCCTCAAAAATGGCGTTGTATTGCCCGACGGTAAGATTTGGCTCTCTTCTTTCCTCCATATTCTTTTTTGCTTCTTCGAATATCACCCGAGTCATTACGCGAATCTTTCGATTCAGATTACCTTCCATCCTGTTACTCCTTGTCCTACTTTACTATATATTACCACATAAACCATTGCCTGTCAAGTCCCTTCTGTCAGGAAAAGTGCACATACTCCTGACAAACGAATAAGCGGCCTGTCCTCCGTCTTCACGTACATGAAGTGTATAAAATGCTCAGACTGTTCCTAACTACGGAGGGGATGAATCCGGCCCCACCTATAGCGTCGGTCCATACCCCCTCCCCTCCTACGCTATAGGTAGCGCCCCGAGCCCTTGAACCTTCGCACTACAACACCATAGCTAGCGTATACCTATGTATAGTATGACCCTACGCTACATGTAGCGTAGGCCCCAGGTTCACTGAACCCATTCACCTAAATATCGGTTACTGAACCCATTCATTGAACTAGACTCACTGAACCCATTCACCTAAACAGCCCCCATGCGTCGCTTGATCCTCTAATAAATCGAATCGAATTCTCCTTTATTTACTTGCGCTTTTCGCGGTATCGTGTATAATGATTATAGGTGATTAGAGCTTACTTGGGGGTGACGAGATGAACCAAAATACAGAGTTGACTATATCGCAATTGCGTTTTTCGGAAACCTGGCTTGCGCAGTCTTTGCGCGCAGTAACTCCGGTATATTTCGAGCACGAAAAAGCCGCCTTTGAACGGTTGACGTGCGAGCTTGCGCAGGTACGTGCAGAGATTGCAACGCGGAGGGCGTAAAATGCAACACACTAACCCGACCATAGCCCCCGCGATGCAATCCGCCATTGACCGCCTTCGTTCCGCTCTTGCACACGGTGCGAGCATGGACCGCGACTATGCGGACGAATGGGCGCGCATGAGGCGAGCGAGCGCGCGGAATAACGGAATTGCGTACCGTAGTGCGCGCATAGCGCAAGAGGCGGACTAAATGGAATACGCTATAAGCATGATCGAATCGCACGGGTACCGCGTAGTGTCGCTAGATGCCTTGATATTCGCGGTACTCCATCGCGGACTATTCTATAATGCGATGGACCTTTATTCTGATTTATCCGCAAGCTTGCGCGATGGAATTATTGAAGAGAGCTAGGGACCATGGGCGCGCCGTATGGCGTCGCCTTAGCTTGAGCATAGGAAGGCATAAAATGACTTACTTTGTAGGCATGATGCAAACGCATAACAAACGGTGGAACAACTTGACGCGAGAACTTGAAACCGTTCCGGAATACCTTATCGATTGCATGGGCTCCGATAGCTATACAACGGTTGACGGGAGACTCTCCCGCGACCATGCGATCATGGAAGCGCATAGCGTAGCGGCGAAGCGCGGAAGGCCTGCCTTCTTTGTTATCAAGGCTTCCAGCTTCCATAATTTTCTTGACTTGCGGGATTCAGGGAAAGGGAAATTCATCCGGACGGTGACAAGATGAAACCGCTCATCCGAGATGGAATCTCCATGATTCAATCGAATTCCGGCTTGATCAAAATCAAATTCCCCGATAACCGCGAAGCATCCCTCCTTTCCAACGGTCGCCGCCTCTCATGGGATACCTTCGACGGCTTCCTCCGCGCGGCCCATCGTCCGGAAGGATCAAAGGGGAAAGTATTCGGGAAGAGCGAACGGTACGCGGAAAACGTGAGCGCAGGAATCAGGGAGGCGCGGAGATGATGAACCTTGAAGCAAAGGCCCTTTTCGATCAATTCGGACGCAAACTTGAAACAGGGAAGCGGGAATTTTACCGCAAGATCCGCGCCATAAAGGAAGGCCATATCAACGCGGCAGACTTCCCCGCTACTTTCGCCTGGGAAAGGTCCTGCTATCGCGGACCGGCATATAATGAGGTAGCGATGCACGCACTTTCCGAATTGCTTGAATGCTACGGCGTAGAATCCATAGACTCAAGCGAAACAAAAAACGGAGAGTATATTGACTACCTGAACGTAGGCGATCCTTACATACCGACCGTTGTAAGGTGTACCGCATGGACCCATGAATTCAGACTCGCAAAAGGAGGATACGCGGAATTCGTGAAATAGTGCGCTTGCGGGATTCTCTTTATGGTTTATACTATAAAGGGAATGATGCAATCGAACTATGAGCGATTGAAGTCTAAGCGAGAAGGAAGGTATTGAATATGAAGGCAAAAAGAGTCTATGACTTCAGGGGCTTTGAAGGTCCGGACGCTTCGCTTGAAATATCACTTTTTGAGTATGGCCTCGCTTGGAAATGCACAAGCAAAACAAAGCAAGATTATTGCTTTGTATACGGCGTGCGCGCAAGCGATAAGGGAGAATATGACCGCTTCACCTATGCTACTCTTTCCCTTGACGACTGGAAGTCAATTGTCAATGAATCATGGTTCAAGGCGGAATCGGTAGGAAATTACTTCGAACGTTCCGCCGAAACCTTGATAGAAGGATTCCCTGAATCTTTGCATGAGGGCGTGATATACCATGGAACGGAGAATATTTTCGGTTCTTGCTACCATGAAGGGTTTGTAATAGTATGAACGCGCTGGCGAAATTCGAAGCGGAACCGTGTATCGGCGTACCGCTGGAATGGCTTCAACTGATAAAAGCCCACGCGCTTGAGCAAACACGGATTGCATTGATATCGCGCGAGCTGGACGATATGATCGATAGCGCGTGCCTTGACAGCGACGAAGATTGAAAGGAGGGTAGAACCATGAAAAGACAATTCAAGCCAGTACCTTGCAAGTATGGTGCACCTATGGGAAGGGATTCCTTCGGAGACCCGCGCAAAGTATCGGACAAGCGAATTTCACTTTTCCGCGTCCGTATGGTTGACGGAGACTATGACGACGGAGGCGCGTATTGGGGTGGATATCCTTCCTCTCCGCTCTACTGCGCAAGGACCGGCGACGGTTCAACCTATCGGGACTTCGCGCGCGCGAAAAGCCGGAAGGAAGCGGCGGAGATAATGGAAATTCCGGACTCCAAGCTTAAAATAAGGGCATAGAGGGCTTCCCTTTCCTTCCTTGTATAAAGGAAGGATGAGGAAACGCTTTATGCGCTTCATATCCATTTACTAAGGAAGGTACTATCATGCGTTCCAAACGTTCCGACCTGATTCGCCGCGCCTTGCGCCTCCGATCCTCGGCCCTCCGCGCCTCCGACCCTCTCATGTGCGCGCTCCTGCTACGGCAAGCGAACGCATGTTTGCTTAAATCCGAGCGGCTTGACTCGATACTTCCGAGGAATCCGGTACGCGACTGCCGGGCGGCTATCATCGAAGGTCCCTATCGTGCCATGGCGCGGGCTTCAAGGTTCGCGGGAATAGAAGACTGAAGGAAAGGAAGGAAACATGAAAGCGGATATATCGAAGACTCAAGGAATG